CCCTATGCGGTGAATATCCGCAATGTTGAGCAATGTCGTTGCAACGACAAGGGATTTAGGTTTCATTGTACAGAAACTTGGATTTCAAAAAATAAAAACCACAAACTATAGACCGAAGTCAAGAACGCCAAAAAAGTTAGGCGAGCGCAACATTGCGCCCGACCCCTGAGACGTCGTATTCGATGTCGAAGACGATATTCGCGAGCGTGGCGTTGCCCGAGATTTCGCGGTTGTGATATGCATAGAATGCCATGGGCTTGGCGTAGCGCCCGTAGTCGTGCAAGTCAGTGATGAGTCCGGTGAGATCAATGTCGAACTTGATGTTGGTTGGGCCGTCTTGGTTGCTGACGGCAAAATGCCCGTAAGAGAGGCCAAAGGCCGAGTCAAAGTCCTCATCGCCGGAGAGGTTTTGCGGCCAGCAACCGATGACGAGAATCGTTCGCGTGGAGGGAAGAAGAACGCCCCTGACTTTGACCGATTTGATGACAACTTTGCTATATCTGGCGATATCGCCTGATAAGTCTTCGATGTCCGTCCCGATGACTTTGACGCAGAAGTTGCTGGTAGTGATGCTGACTGAGTGAGTGGTAGAAGGCATGACTGAACGATTGAATTCTTAAGCTCATTGCTGGATTCGTAGGGCAGCGAACCATCGAGATTTAGTATGAGCATAATGTGCGTTTCAGTCAGTAAAACACAAGGATGATCGGCAATTTGCCCGGCAAAGTCACCGACAAAGTGAACAACAAAGTTGTTGTCACGCAAAATCTTGCCGATTTGATTTCGGTCAAACGTCCGGAAAAGTCTGGCACTCCTCGAGTCAAGCTTCAAAACGTCGCGTGCGAAACGAAATGCGCAGTCAAAAGGCATGTTGTACACTCGGCGCTGATTTGCGACGTGCAGACATGTGGATGCGAAAAAGTCGTAATCCGTGAGCGAGACGAGACAACGAAGCGCAACATCAACATCTTCATTTGACCAGCCGTCATACATAGCTAGCAAAGCACAAGAGATAATGCGTTCATCAGAGTGCGACAAAGTCACGGAACGTGATACGAAAGATTGGTGCAATTCAGCAATAGTCACATTCGGATCTGCAAGTCTGGCAAAGTGACGGCAAAAAACGCGGATGGGGTCTGCAACAAAATGGTCTACCAACCAGAAACGACCCGCGTGATACGGCAAAGTATCAAATGCAACCTTGAACTTGACATTGCGCGCTAGACGTAAAGGCTCCGGGAGCAATTCAATGCGACAGTTCAAAAGAGCGTCGTCCCCCTTTTGCAGGTAGACGCACTTTGACAAATTGCGTTCACTATACCTTCCCAAAATTGAGAAGGCAGTCATGACGCAATTGGCAAGGAGAGTGAAAGGATCACCGGATGGTAAGGACCAAGCAATCTCACCGCGAAACAAGTGAGGCTCTTGAGACTTGACACCATACCTGGAACGCATGGCAACGTAGAGGCTGATCGTTTCATCGTCAACGCCGACCATAGAAAGGAACCAGGCAAAGCAAAGCACTTGGACCGCGTCGTGTGAACTATCTTGACGTGAAAGGTCGATCTGCGTGTTGCATTTCTCGAAGTCGGGTGCAAGCGAGCGCAACTTCCGCGCGAGTTCATTGTCGGAGTAGCCGATGTCGAAAACGACACCTTCACGAAGAATTTTACCGGCGCGCGCGAATGCAATCGATTGGGAGGCTGCCATACGAAGAGCGTAGCCGAGTTCGTGAGAAACAATCTGTTGTCCGTAATTGACGCCTGCAGCGAAACCAGCAGCGGGTTTGACCTTGACCTGCGTCTTCAAGAAGGAAGAAAAGGTCACACTGCGACTAGTTTCACCAAAAAACTCCTCGGCACGTTGGAAAATCGCAGGAGAGCGTCGGGAAAACCAATATTTCGCAAAGTCACCCTCAAGATTGAGAGTGGCGTCTTTGGAGAGAAAGGTTCGAGAAAAGCGCTCTACCAAGATCGAAGCATTCGTTGCATCATTGATTGAAATACCGAAAGGGTGCACGGGTTCCAGATTTCGCAACGCAAAATTGCGCAAAGATTCGAACTGTGAGCTAGAAACCTGCACATCGCCCATCTTGTATCCCTCGTAGAAATTTGACAACACATCGGTGCGCATCACAAGCGGACCTATCTCACCGACCTTGCGGAGGCGGACAGGTCGACCAATCTGAAATGGTATGAGCTCACCCGCTTCTTTGGCCGTCGAGAAATTCGTTTTGGAAAAGATCAATGACTGGAGTTCAGCAGCTAGGACCGGCATCACAGATGCATGACGTTCCTGAAGGTGTGTGTCACTAATAACGTTGCGCGTAATCAAGCTGTCTGAGATGTCAAGATAACCGAAAGAGGACAAAGTTGTCCTCGAACGCATCTCATCCGACATGACTTGCGGCGTGACGAGTTCATCCAGACAAAACGGTTTAATGTCGCGTGCGGCAAGTGCGCCGACATAGGGAATGTGATCCCAGTCGCCACCACCAACAAAAGCATCCCTGAGAACATGATCGCCAAAAACAAATGTGACGGTAGTTGCGCGCGTCAAAGCCACGATGCGGGCGCCGGGACGATTAAAATACCACATAGCCTGAGCATTCGACACATCACCGGCAAGAACGACGCTGGTGGCGCGCATGCCTTGAGAACTACCGATTGTGATTGCATCTTGACCACGGAAACTAAGCGCCTGATGCAAATGTGCCTTAAGATACATGTCGGCAAGTGGAAATGCACCAGCACAATCGGCACGTGGTACGAACACAATTGACCGCGGCCGAGGAGAACGTGTTTGAGCGAAAGCGCGGAAAGCATCGAACGGCAAAAGGCTGTGATAGATCGAGAACGCGTCATGAGGCACTGCATTGGCAACCGGCATGTGAAATCTGCGCGAGACAAAAAGCTCATGAGTCACGTGAGGAAGACCATCTTCGCTAACACGTTGCGTATGATCGCCGAGTAAGATGAGCTTTGCGTTAAACCAATGTGCGATACAACTCCAAGCCACCAAAGTCTGCATGTCCATCGCAAAAGCTTCATCAACAATGACATATTGATACCTGTACGTGTAGCGTGGCACGCGATGTTGCGTGACCACGGTGAAACGCTGGTCAGCCAGTTGTCGCCATTCCGCAGCCAAAGCGTTGGACGGCACGACGACGAGAACATGCTGCAGGTCGCGTTGAACAAAATACTGCCGAAGCAAAGTTGATTTGGCAGAAGAAGCAACGCCAGATAACACAAGTTGAGGCCAACGAGCAGGACCCCGGACCAACCGCGATTCAAAGAAGTTGCGCAAATGCCTGTTAAGGTCATCGTCACCGAGTGGCACATTAAAGGAGCCTGGACGAGGCATAACACGCGTCACAGTGGGATACAAAGCGATGTCGAGCAACTGAAACAAACCGCGATCTGGAAGGCAAGTCAAGAAACGGCCGCCGCCCAAATTATGTGCAGCGGCAAACGCTCCCTCATTTGCAAATTGATCGAAAAATGCATCAGCGCCTCTAGTCCGAACAGCCGGTGGCGGCCAACAATCACCCTCAAAATTGAGAGGAACATCGGTGATAAGGTGGTCAGGGACATTGATGTTCAGCAGAGAGCAGGCAGGTGCGGCATCCACGTTAAAAAAGGGCGGACGCACACCAGCATAAACGGGGATCTCAAGCGGCGGTATAGCAACAGGCGGTGGTGTGGCGGCGCGGGACGGTGCGTTGGACAAAACCTCAATGGAGCGAACGTCAGAAACAACAGAACGAATACTCGCTTCATCGACTTCGCGTTCGACCTGAGCAAAGGCTTGGGCGTGATCGACAGCTTGGGCAGGCCGCACAGCAGGCACAACACCAAAATCAACGTACTCCAATTCATCCTCCAACTCTGCGAGGGCAACTCGTGCTGCATCGTCGCGTCGAACCCCGGGGGATGGGAAATTGAAATTGAAGAACGGAGCGACCGGAATGGGTGGTTGGTCAGAATCGTCGATTTCAATATAGCGGAGAATCAAAGCAGTTTCGCGTCCAAAATCACGTGGTGGTGGTGGCACACAATAAACCAAATCGAAATCGTCGAGAGCATGACGTTCAGCGAGTATTTCGATGTCTTCGCGATCACGCCCCCACGGCGTCGGCACGACTTGGGGTGCAAAATGCGGCGTGAGATTGATGACAGGCGGTGGGTCGCAAACATGGGCAAGAGTTTCAACAATATTGTTGAGGGTGTCAGAGGCAGCATGAGCGACAGTGACACCCAGGTTTGCAGCGACGGGACCAGCAACATCAACGAGTCGGCGTGCACTATGAGCGGCAATCTTCGCAGTTGCAACCGTGAACTTGGCGCACAATTCTGCGGGCAACGGTCGTAAATTAGCAGTGCTGATATCCCATCGATGGCGCGGGACATAAGGGTCATAGTCCGTGTCACCATCCGCATGTGTCATGAAGAGGAAGTCGTAAAGCTTGGCACGAGCCCGTTTGTCCAAAGGCCCATATTTGCGGTTAATTTGACCGGAAAAAACATCGGCTACATATTGGTACGCGCGTTGAGTGAAATTGCCTTGGCGTGCACGGCGTTCGCGTTCATACGTAACCAATTGACGCATGCAATTATCATAGTCAAAACTGGCACGTGAATGATGGATGAGTGCGTGCGCCACAAGGCTGTAAAACTGCGTCGTGTCAACATCCCAACGTTCTTCGATAACCTGTTCACCAATTCGTACTTCGCCAAGAAGACCGCGGAGTTTCTGCGCCATGATCTGGAACGTCAAGTCTTCATACCGCAAAGTTGCGGCAAAAGAAACCAAGGCCCGCCAACGGCGCATAGGCACAGTGAAAAAATGGTCGTTGTCAGTGCGTGCGAATGAAGAGCGCAATGTGGGCAATAAGAGGAAAGGTTCACCAAGACACCATGAGGTGGGCGTAGCTTCTTGGAAACCGGGAGAGACGTTGACCTCGAGAAGAAAGCACGAACCGACGTGAGAGAGCTCCTCAACCTGAACATGATACCCGGGCAAGATTGCACGGGGCATCAGCCATGTGAGGAGTTTCGACATATCATGGACGTAACCAGCAGAAAGACCGCCACCGAAAGTGACCTGCACATTGCCATCGATAACTTGATAATGCATGTCCAAACAGTCATCGTAGTACTCGTCAAGACGTCGATCCAGCAAAGGGATTGGCAAATGCATCGCGACGTATGCAGTGTGAGAACCGCGCGAAGCCATGGCGGAGACAAAATCAGAAAAGGCTATGTCATGCGTCGAGAACATCGCAACAAACACAGGCACCTTGTCAAAACCATGACGACAATCCTCCAGTTTGGACGGGCAGCGAACAACATTCGCGAAATCGCGAACGACCTGTGACGGGGAAAGATCATGTCGAAAATAGTCACGACCGGAGAGAATGGGCGCGACATTATGAACAACGTCATTGATACGTGAGACCTGGACGGGGGACAGACCGACACCGAAAACGGGTGCGCAATCGCGAGCCAACTTTGCTGAAATGAGTGCATGCATCGCAAAGCGTGCCGAGGCAGCAGCGCCATGCGGGTGAGTAAAGCGTGCACGAGTGACAGCCAAAGCAGGGAAGGCTTCACCAAATTGTCGGAAAACAGATTCGCAGACATTGCTCGGCAGGTGCAAGTATGGAGCGTCCTCAAAATTGAGGTTGCGTTCCGCAATTGCCACGGCAGAATTAGCGATGGCACCGTTAACGCGCCCTTGCTCTTCAACGCGCAAGAGTTTCTGCGCCGTAATGTGCCAGGATGTCAAACCAATGCGGTCACGACCGCGCGGAACCATCGGTGCGTTGAGCGCAACACGCAAAGCAGCGTCTTCGAAGACCACATCGTCAATGTGGTCGATGACTTTAGGAGATGCAATGTACTTGGTGCGGTTGTCATGTCGATCATCGTGGTGCTGATTCAGCACAAAGAAGATACGAAGCAGTGAATGCGCCCAAAGAGCACCACTCGCGATGTGCGCGGCAATATTGCCGAGTTCAAACGCCAAACCCGTTGCCTGGTTTGCCAACGACGGCAGCACACGTGACAAGTATTCAAAGACTGACGCAAGTTCCGGGTGAAAAGGCAACCAATCTGGCAATAAGGAAAAATCAATTGACCAAGGCGGGTGCGAAACGTCAACAGGCGGTGAACCAATCGGAAGCGGATCGAGTGACAAAGCGTGAACGGGTCGTTCAGGTATTTCGGCCGCAACATGCTTGACGAGAGCGGCAGCGCCTGCACGCAAACCTTCAGCCGATAGAGCAAGTGCACCTATAGGGTCTGCAGCGATGCTTGTGATGTAAGCGCGTTCAGATTCATGGCCAACTAGAAAGATTTGACCTGGCTCGCATTCTCGCAGCGTCTTGACGAAATCGTCGAGACCAGTGAACGGGCAAGAATTACGCGCGTGTTTCGGAAGGCCCTTCTGGAAACAGGGGCAACCGGACTGAGTTTTCCGAGAACACGCGACAACGTGAAAGTCAAGATCCGCCTGGCGTGACCAAAATACCATGTAGTCAGACAGACGTTCGTCGCACATATTAACGAAATAGACAATGCGTTCGACGAGTTCAGTAGTAGTCATCTCCCAATCGGAAGGCTCCTTCATCGTCGGCAAAGCTTTCCAACAGTCACCGGGTCCACCGACGTGACGCGCAGGTGGGGCATTGATCATGACACCATTAGCACGGATGATCTCGTTGAAAAGTGCGTCGAAATCGACAGCTTTGATATCCGGGTATGCAAGATCAGGTGCACTGCGTTTGGCATAAAAAAGGAGTGCGCGTCTCTCACGTGCGTTGCGAGTCGTGTAAGTGACGGTGACAGTCTCGAGAGGGCCGAGAGAAAAGGGTTCAACCGAGATGCGCTCGAATTGATGACCAGCGAAAGCCAAGAATTCACAAGAAGCGAGAGCGTGCAGATCAAAGTCAAACGTGGGTGCAACAAAAGATTCGGCGTCGGGGAAACAAGTCGAGCATTCAACATTGAATGGTTTTGCGTCGAGGAAATTGCTGCATGCGAAAAACTGAAGCGCAAGAAAACCCGGATCAAGATTGACATCACGGAGAGCGTCAGTCACGGTGAGCAATTGTGTTGTAGATGCCTCAGCGAACCAAAGGATCTGCGCTAGTTCACGTTCCGGAGTCCAGGAATGCCATTCAGAGGAAAATTGAAGAGCGGCAAAGTTGCGCGCAGCATCAAGTTGACAGGTTTGGAGAATCGCTGCAGGCGAGAGCCGTGCTTCCGAACGATGGGAAGCGGTCCCGATGGCAATACCACAAGCCCGCCTGAGTTCAACCAGGGCGTGCGAAAAGTCAATGTTGGAATGGACAGAAGCGCGACCGAAACGTTGGGAAAGATCCCAATGCAACGTGGTTGCAAGAGACCACCGAATGTCGACAGCTCGTTTCTCTTCAGCGTCTTCCAGCTGCGGAACGAGTGCCAACAATTCAGCACGTTGATGGCGGTGGCGGTCGTAAGCACTTTGTCCATGGTACTTAATCGCTTGATAGGCATTATGCCAGCCCATGAACTCGGGCGGGATAGAGAAAGAGGCGTAGTCAGAAAT